ATATTTGGATGATGATTACGATATTAGTGGAGTTCAAGTAAAGGATACTGATCTACTAATCAATAGTCACATTCTTTCTGCTAAAAATATACAGGAAACCCTGAAGCTTAGTTCTTCTGCATTAACAGGATCTAACCTTTATAGCTCAATAAACAACATTGATGGCTTCTCACAGTTTTTTGTAAAGCAAAATAAGTTAACGAATATAACCCCAGAGAAGTTTCAAAGAAAAATTCTTAGACCTATGGGTCAGAAGCTTTCAAGCTTTCAAAGCTCTTCTGATTTTGGTGACTATGTAAGCGGAACATTGTTACCTAAAATATACCTCAATAACACTAATATAAAAACTGACACTTCGTCTTACTTCGGTGGCACTCAATTAGAAACAACAGAATATGTAATTAGTAATCTAAACTGGTTGTATTTCTTAAATACGAGTGCTCCTGCGGGTGGGTCCTTTGCTCCCTCAACGCTTGTTGCATCCTCCATTGTAAATACTCTTTGGAATAATAAACCTTATAGACTTAATGATGCAATAAAAGACTATCAAACCTATCTGTGGGAGAACTTTGAAGGCTCTTCGGTTCCTTTTGAGTTAATTCCTGATAAGTTCAAGTCTGATACAGGGACATATACTAGTGGTACTCAAAACTTAAATAAGTTACACACACTTATTGATGTAATTTACTCACCTCTAGCCATAGATCAAGAAGATAAGAGGGTTGAAGAAGCTTTCCAAACGTATGTATCTGCAACAACTTTGCTGACCAGCACTGAAGAGGCTGGGCCTTTCCACAAATTCCTTAAAGGGGCATCTTTGGGCATGTACGATGTCAACGCTCAAGTCGAGGGACTAGGCGATTTAGCTTCGATAGACGATTGCCCAGAAGAATACCTGCCTTTATTGGCTAATTTAATTGGCTGGAAATTGTATGGTAGGAATGCGGAGTCCTGGAGAAACCAGCTAAAAAATGCACCTAGTATTTATAGAAAAAAGGGTACGAAGCAAGGCATAATAGATTCTTTAAACTCTGTTATCCCACAGAACCCAATTAATTCAAGTGGTGCTATCACTGAACTTTATGAGTCTTATCTTCCAAATTTAATTTACTATTGCTTGGCAACAGGATCAAATCTTTTTGATTTCGATACTTATACTCAGGAAGTAGCCTTCTCTCACGGAGCGGATGTCTATAGCCCAACAGATAAGGATTACAATATTCGTGTTGCTGTTGATAATATTTTAAGATATTTAGTCGAGGAGAAGGCTGATAATTTTATTGTGCAAAATGAAGCCTTTAGAGTTACACGGCTAGTCACAGGAAAGGCTTGGTTTGGACCCGTTATTGAAATTGCTGCCAATGTATGGACAACAGCAGTATACGGAGATCAGGGTGAAGTTCTTTATGATCCAAAGAGCGCCGTAGACGTTGATATTCTTGCTGACCCTAACTTTGTATTTAATTACAGAAACAGAGATTTTGTTCTTCCACCTTGGGAAGAAGAGAAGTTTTACTCTAATTGTGTAATAGATGATTCTCTTCTCGCTACACTAAAAACCCTACTGAAGAGCTTTTGTGTTAAGGTTACTTTAATAGATTCTCTTATCGAATATGCTAGGGATTTTGTTATCAAGGGTAGCACTAACACTGATTTATACATCGGAAACTCCTTTATATTCTATACCTCTGGGCAGCACTATCCTCCAAATCAGGCAGAGGTTTTTGGTCAATACAAAGAGGACTTATACGACTACTTAACCCTGTGGAATGGTAAATCATCCTTATTTGATTTTACTGTAAGTGGAGGAAACTTTGATGCGGATGTTTTTCAAGATGCATCAGGAAGACACACAACAAATGATATCCTACAGTCACTAAGGATTGTAGACGATATGGCTCCTGCAAAGGCGATACCTAGGGTTAGGTTTACTAAAGCCGCAGCAGAGAGTGCTTCTGGAGCGGACTTCGCATGTCCTTCGGTTAGAGTTGGTTTCACAAACTACGGAACTTCAAATGCAGAGGTTTGTGGTGTTTATAGTAGAGGACGATACGGAGGACACGGTAGTGAAATTTACCCTGACTTCACGGATAACCTTAAGAGAACCTGGACATCCCACAAAGATAAATCAACATTCAAACGATCACAGTTTAATTATCGAGGAGGTCAGTCCCTTTACGCCAGTTCAATTTTTGCTACCGATCAAGTTGTTCCTGTGGCGAGTGGAGTAGGTAGATTCTCCTTAAGAAGAAGAAACTTTTACAACGCCCTAGATCAAAAAGAATGGTTTAACCGATCAGGAAACAACATGCCTAGTTTCTACAATGCTTTAGGTAATGTGACAACTTCTAATGCCATCTTTGATTTTGTAAAACTAGGTTTCACTCCAAGCTCTATGGGGTTTGCGCCACCAACACCAGAAAACCTGTCAGGAGTCTACAGGCTTGATTGTAGCGGAAGCCTGTCTACCATACCCGATGTTTATTTTGGAGTTGCCTCAAAAAATACTTTCTTATGTAGATCTCACGACACACTTAACTTCTCGTCTTGTGATAATTATGTTAGAAGAGATAGAATTCCAGAAGAAGTTAAGCTGTTCTTCGATATTCACGAAGAAAAAAAGAGGAGCATAGCTAGAAACATAGTAACTTCTAATCGTAATGCTTTAGCTGCATCAGCAAGTTGGGTAAACTTTGAAAATAGCTTTGCTAATACTATTGAAGATACGGGGTATGAAAAGTATTATTCTCAAACCTTAAATAGACGTTCTATAAATCAAAAAGGAACAAACTATATTTACAATACTTATGCCACTTACTTTAGTGGAACTAATAACGCTGGGCTGCCTGAAAATTTAGCTGTCAATTATAGAAAGGGTGGTGCTAATATTCTATCCCATACATACGGACCAATTTACAGAAACTCAGCATTTAATTATGATGGGTCAGCATTAGAGGTAAGCTCTCAGTTTATAAACAAAAGCATTATTGATCCCTTCTTAATTAACTTAGCTGCCAGTGCATCAGTAATATCAAACAAGATTGGTTTGAACACCGTTAACTCTGAAACGAGCCTTAATCTTGGAGGAGCAGCAGAGCACTCTACAAAGCACATCTTAAGCGGTATTAACTTCATAGACACATCCACCGCTACGTTAACTCCCACAAATCAGTTCGGTATTTTTGATTTAGTTCCTCAAGACTCAGGGCTTGTGGGGAGACCATCATACTTAGAAAACAATAGGACTGTTTTGATGAGGTCTAGAAGCCATGGATTACCTAGACTGAGGTATGGATTAAGAGGTTCTGATGAGAAAAACGTCTTGGTTCCTGAATCGGAGTACAGTCTAACTTTAAATTACTTGACAGGTCGAGATAACTCCAGCTTCATAGGTGGTGGAAGTGTTGGAGTTTTACTACACACTAAGAGAGAGATTGATAGTGATGGTTCTGGTGTATGTTTTGTTTGGAATAAAAATAGTGAGTGGGAGCAAGTATATGTTTCAGACTTGCAATCAGATACTTCTAGAGAGTTAATTTTAAATAAGTATGTGCATTTCTTCTCAGACGAGATCAGAAATGAGGGTGAAAGAATAGGAGCTTGTGGAGACGATGAAAGCTTAAATGGTTTACAGGCGATAACAGCAGAATCTTTCTCCCAGGCATCTATTAAGTTTCACACAATAAACGCAAAGACAACTACGACTAGTAAGTACGCTACAAACTTTGTGGCATCTCTAAGTAGTGTATACAATGGTGAAAGCGTTCAAGTGCATAAAGCATCAATTAGTGACGCTAACAGATCGCAAAACTATTTCGTTAATGTTTTAGCAGCACCCACGACAACTTTCTCAGATAGGTTTGTTTTAGTAGACTCTATTGATATGGTTAACGAAACTTTAAATAATGCAGCAAAAGTTCCATACAAAGCAACAATACCCGATACATCAAAGTCAGGAGAAACATACGAGTCTGTGACCATACTACGTCCTAATGGACTAGAGTTACAGGGTTTACCTGACATACAACAACCACTTAATGATAGTAACTTAATGGTTCCTAGCGACAATGAGTTATCGTTAGCTGCTACGAATCAGTCCTACTTGTTTAATGTTCCTCCAGACTTGGCTTTAAATTACAGAACCACCTCTCTGCCTTTTTACTTATCTCTATATCCTCCTGGTGGGGGCTCGCTTTGGAATAATGTTGGACAGTATTACACATATCCATACACAGGAATGCAAAACGAGTATTACACAAACAGTAAAAGAGGTTGGAATTCTGATTTCTTCAGGGCTTCACTCCTGAATGCAGGGTTGAGTATTTATCAAATTAGAGATTGGTTTAGAACAGAATACCTAGGGTCTCGTAGTATTAATTTAGGATCAAGGCCATTCTTGCCAACTGAAACCCCAGACAAACAGTACAGAACATTTGGCTCCGTAAATAGATGGTGTGATTTAATTTGGGATACGCAACAAAGTTTGAAGTTTAATAGTGGTGTTGTTGAGACCGATAGAAATAAAGATCGTTATGGGTTCCTTCAACCAACAAAAATTATCTTCGATGATACTACAAATGTTGGATTAAGAAACGGTATTGTACCTCCTGATACAATGAAGAATCCCTTAGGCTATACAGTCCAAGAGGATACGTTGGCTCCAATAGGGACAGACAGCACAATAAATCAATTACTTCCCGTTGGAACTCCAATACAAAGTACTTTTCATAGTAGGCGTTTTAACAACGAGTATGATGCTTCTCCTCATCAAACCGATCAATTTTTAAATGAGGTCATAGAAAGACCTTTAGGTAAATATTCAACAGGTACAATGTTAGACGCTTACCCAGGACTAATTAACGACTTGAATGTTATTAACAAGGTAAACTATGGACTAAGCTTAGAGCAAAACTTTGGTGGAGATAGCTCTTTGGTTCGTGATTTCAACTTAGATAAGCACAGACCTGTTCCAGGTTATTATCAAGATGTACCAGCAAGGGATCTTTTAAACGAGCAAACATATTCTTTCTCTGTTTACTTAGCAAGACCTCACGATATTACTTCAATGGAAGGACCTCTTGCTGAACCTCCTTTGGATGATTATTCCGATAAAGCCACTTCTGCAATGATTACCTTGGCACCTTTAGATTCTAATAGCAGTTACGTCAGACTAAATATTAATTTAAATACTGAAGCATCCTCTATACAGAAAGGCGGTAGAGGTTCGGACTTAGCTGATTCCATTGCTGCTACCTGTGAAAAGGTGCCTTATACGGTTGACGGTCAGACCTTAACATGGTACAAACTAAAGGTTACCTTAACTTACGATGCTACTGAAAAATCAGATACTTATGATCTTGATCAAGACCTTTGGGATGAGTGTTTATCACAAGATAGTAGACTCGCCAATGACGGGCTAAGGTGTTCGGTTTTTGCTTATAATGATCAATATGATAATGCATTACCTACGGCGGCAGGAAATGAGGTAATTGATATATCCTCCAGAGTCATGCTTTGGGGACCTTCTTTAGTAAAAGGAACAGCGGCTGGGTATTGGGAGAGAGCTACAGAACTGCTTCCACACCCTACAATTCCTGCACAAGAAATAGAAACAATTGTATATAACGTAGTAGGAAATATTTTAGATATAGGTGATCCTACTAGAAAACGCACACTTTTCCAAGATGATGATTTTAATTTGTCTTACATTTCAGAGGACACTGAGAAGTTAGAGAAACTCACCGTAGCCATTCCAAGTCCAGGAAGCCTTGTATCTCCAACAACTTTATACACTAAACCTTTCCTGTATGACAATAAACAAAAATTACATTCAGGGCCTATTTACTATGATTTAGCAAGAAAATTATTGCGTGGTGATATTTATGCAGCAGATGGTGATCAAACCAATCAGGATAAATTTTTAACAGTTAGTGGTGGAGGCAAAGGCACCTTTATTACAAAGGAGATTGAATCAACCTTTAGAATTAAACCTCGACAACTTTTACATCTGTTTAGGTACTTTAATAACTTGGGGCAGGTAGATAAAGGCGAGGGTTTCTTAACTAGAGTACCTTCCGACTCAGCAGCAATGCACAATGTAAGCGGTGGGAGTCGAGTTGCTTATAGGTCTCACCCAGATAACGATACCATAGGAACATCGTCAACAGATTACCACAGCTTTTCTAACATAAATATTATAGGATAATGAGAGGATCAGTAGAAATTTATAGCGGTTATGGAACCGAGAACCAAGAACTAGTTCTTAAAGAAGATAATTTAGTTGTTGATGGGGCTGGTGAAGCAATCTGTGATATGCTAACCACAGCCTCTGGATCTATATCTGGTGTGTCTAACTCAAGTAGCACGTTAACCGATGCATCTAATTTTACTATTAGAGCTTTTTCCATGGGCAAAGGTCAGAAATCCTATCAACGACACGGACACTTTTTTCCCAAAGATTCCTCCTCTTATACTTTTCCTACAGTAGGCGACTATCACGGGTATGTTAATCTAGTCAGAAAAGATACTAGAGTTAGAGTTGTGTCTTATGTGGACGAAAATATCACATGGACTGTAAAATCTTTTGACCCTGTAAACGATCCAGGATTAGCTCCCCGTCCTGTTGATACCTCTCTTGAGCGTGATACTAGAACTGCTATCGACAGAACTTTAGATCAAGCACATAAGATGAATGGGGATTACATGGCAGGTAGGGCACACGCTTTTGGACACAACCTTAATAGGATTATGTCTAACACAAACCCAAACTTAATGTCTTATACTGTAGATCCTCTAGATGCAAACTTAGGTGATGATTTTTGGACCTCTGCGAACTTATCTAACTTTAATGTTTCTTCTCTGCATAGCGGCCCTTTTTACGGAACCTCTGCCTTACATCTGTCTGGAAGTAATAACAGCAACCACTTAATTAGACAGAGGGCTTATCTGTCACCTTACGGTAGAGCAAAAAGATACTTTCATGAGAACTTAGACCATACCTTTAGTGTATACACTCGAATGCCTGATGATATAGACAAGGCCCCAGCGACTCTTGTTATGAATATACGGGCAACAACTCAAGCAGGAACGGTAAAAGCTAATAATGTAGGAACATTCACTAAAACTGGAGGAGCTTCAGGTATACCAGCACACTTTGTTTTTAGCACAGGAACAAATGGTATAAAAGGTGACGTTGAAACCTTAGAGGTAGGCTCTACTAGTTCTCATGTTGGGTGGCAAAGGCTTCATCTTAGACTAGAGGGTTTAGGGTCTGGAGGTGTTAACACTGTTGGAAATAGATTAAACTATGTTGATCCTGTGGTTTATTTTACAGGGTCAACGAATACATCAAGAAAAGAGATGTATCATTATGGGTATCAGCTTGAAGAGAGCTTCGGTCCAACCGAGTATCAGTCCGTATCAGGTATCAGACCTACCCTTAACGAAGGTGGTATAAGTGGGGATACTTTCCTCGGCTGTTATCCTGATGTTAGCGGAACTAGGTGGGCAATTTTAAATTCCATTAGTGGAGTTGATTCCACAAACTCCACTGATAAGGTGATTATTAGTGGTATTTATCCAGATGTAACCAATGATGGAGCAGCCTATAGAACCTTTTTTAACTGTTCCGCAGTCAGAGCCATGGATCAAAATGGTTTTATCAAAGTTCATGATGCTTCTACTCCTTTAGGAATGAGGTTTGATGATGAGCATGGTAATGATGGATCAGCTATTTATACTAGTGGGGTAAAGAATCTACAAACTTCAGGTATGAAGATGTCTGTGGGTACTCTAGGATCTCCTGGAGACTTTTCCTCAACAGGAGAAGTCTCATATACTTGTACAATTTCTTCTGGAGATCTGGGTTTAGCTAACCTATACGGAGGAGTATTTAAATTAGGGTTATGGACAATAGATTTGCCTAATACCATGCAAGGAAATTATGGACATTATCATGATGGAAAGTTTAGCCCTATAAATAAGGTAAAATATCCTGCCCAGCCACCTTTCAACTTTAAAGCTGGCTTTAATAGAATAGTATATAAATTATTCTGTGAGAAGAGTCTGACGCTAAACTTAGGTAGAGTAAAAGATAATGGTAGTGATTCAGGCTCACTATTAGGACATCAAGATCTAACAGTTGTTTGGAAGTTAAAATTCATATGAGAGGTATCGTAACAATAAAAAAAGTTTTCTCTGATGGAAGAGAAGAAGTAGTAGCCACTGATGACAATGTAATTAGTGTTGGCTTGGCCGAATCTTTTGTTAATCTTTTTTCCAATAATCTTGCTGGAAACACTTCAAATGTTCTTGCTGGGTATTTTCAGGTGGGAGATGGAGATCACTTAATAGATGGTATTGATGGAGACACCAAGAAATATGTTTACTCCTTAGCTAATCCTTTTGTAGAATCTGATTACGGAGCATCAACCACAGCGGAGATAGATGTTCACAATCAAGTGTACGGAATTAAAGGGAACTTTGTTCCTGATGGGCCTACGGTTACTCTTCGTGGAGCATTCGTTAATTTACCTGATGAGTTTAGCACCAAAGTAACTGATGATTCTGTTTATTACAGATTAAACATAGGTGAGAAGGTAGCAAACGGAAAAAGCTTAAATGAGTTTGGTTTGTTTAGCCGTAACCCTGCTGGCAATAAAAAAGAACGCTCTGTTATGATTGCATACAAATCTTTAGATGCCCCCATAACTAAGAGTGAATTATTTTCTGTTGTAATTGATTGGCAACTTAAGTTTATTGATGAAGTTGAAGAGATTGGCACAACTACTCCTTTAGAGAGTGACGCTCCAGGGGAAGGCTTTAATGTTGTTTTAATTATGGCTGATGATTTAGGCATTGATCAACTGGGGATGTACGATGATATGAATTTCTACGATCTCTCTAGTCCTCAGAATGCAAATGCTATCCCGCAAAATAGTCACGAACAGCCCACAAACGGTAGCAGTATCTATCCGCAGTGCCCAATTTTAAGCTCCTTAGCATCAAAAGGTATAACCTTTAAAAATGCACATGCCAATGCTATGTGTACACCAACCAGAGCTAACATCCTTACAGGGAAACACGCATTTAGTAGTCCTAAGTTTGCTTGGGAAGATGAAAATGGTGATATACTTTACAAAGGGATGTGGGGAACAGGCATTGGTAGTGTGGCAACACAAAACTTTCAAAAACTAAGAGGTGGGATTAAAGGATTAGGGAGAAGGTATGTGTATAAAAACGAAGAGGGTGATCCAACCTTCCCTGAGTTAGATATTTTAGGTGGGGATGCAACTGATCAGGAGCGGGATACTTGGTATTCTACATGGACTAACAAAGAATTTATAGTACCTAACGGATATCCAAATGCGGGATTCGTGGTACAACCTAACTTTACTATTCTTCCTGATATACTTAGAGACACCGACTACGTTCCTAATGCTTATAAAAGTGCCATGTGTGGAAAATGGCACTTAGCTGAGTGGGATGGGTTATATGTTTATAGTGAGGAAGGTGTTAAAGCAAAAGGAAATGGGTGGAAACATATCAGAACTGTAGGCAGGTTTGATAAGGTTAGAGCCATGTTCCACAATTTAAATAAAACTCCAAT